TGCTGATCCAAAATCAACACTTGATGTCAATGGTTCTGTTGGCATGGGTGTTTCGGTTAAAAGTGACAATGCCAATTTGGATTTAAGTTCTGATAATTCACACCATACCATCATATTCAACAATGCAACATCTGATATAACGGTTACTTTACCAACAGCATCGGGTGTTGCTAGGCGTGAATACAGATTGTTTAATACTGGCAGTAAATATGTGACTATATCAGGTCTAAACAATTATGTACTTTGCCCTGGTCATTCTATAGATGTTATATCAGATGGTGCTAGTTGGTATAAAACATCAACAACGAATATAAGTGATTCTATAACTAATGTTACCCTTACATCTGGAGCCCCGGCGTTGGATTTAAATTACTACACTACCAAGGTGTCTATAGATTCTACTTATGCGGCAACGTCAATAACTCCTTCATATAGTGGTACTGTCCCTGATTACGGCGAACACGTGATGATAATAACGAACAACCATGCGGCAAACAAGACTATTTCTTTGCCTTCTACCAGGTATAGCCTGACTAAAAACTATTATTACACGGTGGAATCAATCATACTCCAACCCGGGTACACCGCCGAGTTGCACTACGCGTTCTTCAGCGACAGCATAAGGATAGTGATGCAGGAATTCTTCTACAACAAAACGACGTAATTGCCTCGTGTTTAAAAATACCATGATATGAAGCACATAATATTATACTGGACGGTACACACCATGGATGAATCCGCGTTATCGGCGCACAAGATCGTCACCACTTATACGGGCGATGGTGTGTACGTGTTGTCGGATGAGCAGGTGGCGTATTACACGAGCAACCCGTCGTCCACCATCGACGAGGTCATCAACATGCGACCCACGCCTGTACCAACGCCGGTCGTTTACGTGAGCGTGTTCGACGGTAATGTTGACCCGCAGGTTGCTTACACAGTCGAGGATAGGCACGGCGTGTTGTATTACGTGTTCAACAGTGTACCGTCTAATGTGCAGGTTTACAAGTCTTTTTACAGTGAAGGTGAATACAACACGTGGTTGTCGAGGGTTATAGATATAGTTTCGGTTTATTACGACTGGAACAACAGCACGGCGTTTATAAAGTGCGATGACGGTAGGACGTACACGACGCCGTGTGATTCGTCGTGGACGGACTACACTTGCGAGAATTATATCAATGGTGTGCAGTTCGAGGATAACCCGGTCATAGTCATCCCCACGGAGATGGCAGGGTTCCTTTCCAACAGTGGTTACACGGTGAAGAAGATATGTTATTCCGACGTGTTCAACTACACGTGTTCCACGGTGCAGATAAACGGTATAGAGGTCGTCGACTCGTTCGTGCAGTTATGCCCCATCGACTTCAACTCGTTCGATGCCGGGGATGCCGAGATTATAGAAACCTTGCGGTCGCAGTGGAACGCGAACAACCCCGGCAGGGTATTACCGGAGACTATAATGTTCACTAGCAGGTACTCGATGTTCAAGTATTTTAATGCACCTGTGGATAATGTTGTCCCCGTGTAGCGCGTTACACTTGAAAATATTATTGTTGATGCCAGATTTGAAGAATTTACACCTTGTTGAGCTCGATGCTGTCATATCGTCGTTCTCGGGTAAGAAAGTGCCGTTCTCGATGTCTATAGCCAAGAACGCCAAGATAGTTAAGTCTTATATAGACGCGTACAACGAGGATAGGCTCGCCATCATCAACAAGTTCGCTATGACGACGAGCGATGGTTCGTACCTTGGTGTCGAGAGGGATGGTGTACGTGTTCAGGAGCCGAATAACCTTAACGATATAATGTTCACCGACAGGGACGCGTTGATGGTTGAACTTGTAGCGTTGGACAACGCGCGAATCGGCGTGTGTTTATCTGTCATAGACATAAACAAGGAGTACTTCGATTCATCCGCATTGAAGATGATGACTATATCGGAGTTCATAGACGCCAACATAGAACCTAACCTCGTTTCATCAATGGATTCGCTTGGTTTGATAACCATATAAACAACGCACAACATTGGCAACGACCGATAACAAGGACAAGAAGTTGAAGGATGAACTAGCCGCGCTCATGGGCGGCTTGTCTCCCACATCACCGCATGTTAAACACGCTGACGATGCCGGGGTGCTGGCACAGAAGGAAGAAGCGTTGGTAGCACAGCAGCAGAGCATCATATCCGAACGCAAGAGGAAGGAGATGAACGCGCTCGACGTTAAGTTCAAGGCGCAAGCTCGCGGTGTCATAGAGTCGATGTACGACTTCTACCTCGATATGGGTGTCATAGACAAACCCGATTACCTAGAGCGCAGGAAGGCTATAGACGGTCTCGGTTTGTCCAGCATATTCTTGCAGTTGAAGCAGACCAAGGAGGTTCTAAACACAGTCGTTGACCAGATAAATTCAGGCAACGTGCAGCCCAGAATGATAGAGGCGTACACCACGATAAACGGTCAGTTCTCGGAGCTGATACGCAACCAGGCGAATTACCTGCTGTTCTTGGAGGAATCTTACAAGAAGTCAAAGAGCGAGGTTTCCGTGTACAACATGAACAAGCCGAGTGGCGGCGGTGGCGGTCAGGTGTACATAGAGTCTGATTCCGATTTCTACGTCACCGCCGATGTGACCAAGCTCGTGGAGGAGATTAAGAACAACTCGCCTGTGACTTATGAGGAGGCTAAGGGCGGTAGGGTAGAGTACATGAAGAAGTACGATGATGTCAAGTCGTACATCGACCCGAACAACAAGTCAGTGTTGCTCGAGACCGTCGATGTTGATCCCACCATCATAGAGGATGACGGCTCCAGCAACATGTACGGTGACTTGCTAGACATGATCTAGTTTTAAAAATCATTTTGGTTTGAAGGATTATTTGTCTAAGGGTGGTAGTTTCACCAGCATCAACTTGTCGGAGGTTAGTTCTAGCGTTGGTGGTGATGAGGCAGTCGATAGCACCATATGGTCGACGGAGAAGATTGACAAGATAATACGCGATTATCAGGATGGACTCGTTGACTTGAACAAGATATCGTGCAGCCCGTTCTTGGGGAACAACACCAAGCTGCGCAAGCCGAGGATAAACTTCTCGTACACGAAGCACGAGATGGACGAGTTGCGTAAGTGCGCTGCTGACCCGTTGTACTTCGCCGGCAAGTACTGCAAGATGTTCACGGAGGACGGGTATAAAGAGGTTAAGTTAAGGGATTACCAGCTGGGTTTGATAGAGGGTATAAACTCGCACAGGAACAACATAGTGCTGGCTTCACGGCAGTGCGGCAAGACGACTACTACCTCCATTTACATCCTGTGGTACATTATCTTCAACAAGGAGAAGAACGTCCTTATCCTCGGTGATATAGCCGAGACGACAAAGGAGATCATAGACAAGTTGAAGAACATATTGGACAACCTGCCGTTCTTCATGAAGCCGGGGATTTCAATCAACAACGTGCAGTCGATGAAGTTCGAGAACGGTTGCCGGATAATTGGCAGGGCGACTACGAAGAAGGCAGCGATCGGGTTATCTATAAACCTGTTGTTTCTCGATGAGTTCGCACACATCAACGCCTCGTTCGCCAACTTCTTCTTCCGTTCGGTTTACCCGACCATTTCCGGTACGCCAAACAGCAAGATAGTGGTGACGTCAACGCCTAACGGCATGAACAAGTTCTACGAGCTGTGGAAGGATGCCGTAGAGGGTAAGAGTTCGTTCAATCCGATGCGTGTCGACTGGTGGCAGGTTCCGGGCAGGGACGAGGCTTGGAAGCAGTCCACTATCGCCGACATGGGTTCGATAGAGGATTTCAACCAGGAGTTCGGGTTGCAGTTCTTCAAGGGTGATAACCTGTTGTTGAACTCGTCTGAGATAAAGAAGTTCAGCGAGATACGTTCTGATTTCTCGGTTAGGGATGTGCCTTGCTTGCACATGTTCAGGACGTACTACGAGAACCGGGAGAAGGTGAGCAAGACCGACGACATGTCTTGTTTCGCCTCGTGGCACAAGTCGTTCTTGAAGAACTCGTTCCCCGTTGATTCGCCGGACTTGAAGAAGTGCAAGGATTACTTCGTGTTCACGATTGATACCGCCAAGGGTGTCGGTAAGGATTACCACGTGCTGAACATATTCAAGGTGTCGTACTTGCCGAAGAAGTTCCTCGTGTACAACAGGGATAACATAAACGATTACCTCGATATATTCACGCTCGTTCAGGTCGGCAAGTTCAGGTGCAACAGCATAAACGTGGATACTTTCAGCAACGTGGTGTGCAACATGGCTTTCGAGTTGTTCAACCCCGAGTACGTCAGGATAGTGCTCGAGCTTAACAACCAGGGTGTCCTCGTGAGGGACAGGTTGGAGAGGCACGAGCATTTCTGGACAGGCATGCTGGTGTACAGCTTGCCAAACGAATCGTCGACGCAGTACGAACCGGGTGTCGATTTATCCTCGAGGAAGAAGAAGGTGCATTACTGCGAGAAGTTCCAGTACCTCGCGTCTGTCGACAGGATAGTGCCGACGTGTAACCAGACGTTCATGGAGTTGTCGAACTTCGGTTCTAACCCAGAGAGGACGACGTACAGGTGCCAGAACGGGCACGATGACTTGGCGATGTCTTGCATACACGCTTCCGCCTTCTTCGAGTCGCCG